GGCGTTGCTGGAAATGCTATTGATACAATAGAAACCTTTACGGCAGCCACAAATGTATTTGCGGCCGCTAAATTGGCTGGTGGAGCTGATTGTTCAGCGGCTAATGCTATTACAGCTCTTGTATCGGCAATTACGGCTTCAGATACACAGGGTGTCGGCGCTATTGATGGTGCTGGAAATACTGTTGTTTTAACCGCCGATGTTGCTGGTGTTGATGGAAATGATATTATAGTTGATGCAGTAATGGTTAACGGAACCTTTGCTAATGCGGCTACTAAATTAGCTGGTGGAATTAATGGCACAGTTGGGACCGCTGGCGAAATTCATATGGATTCAAGCTATGTTTATATAGCTATTGACGATAATGCCATTACTGATGCGAATTGGAGGAGAATTGAGGTCGGCTCAGCTTATTATTAATCAAAATGGAAGCCAACCATATAAGTTTGCAAAGGAGGTGCTGGGATTTGAGTGAGATTCAACACTTCGGCATCCTCGGAATGAAGTGGGGGATTAGAAGAACTCAAGCCCAACTCGCAAGGGCTGAGCGCAAAGATGCAAAGTGGGTGACCAAAGGCCAGGGCGCTAAAATTACAGAGAAAGTTCGAGCGGCTTCTTCGGAAGAGGCAAAGAGATATGCTCTAAGCACAACAGAACAACCACTCACTTCTTCGGGTAAGATTAGCAAAACTTTTATGAATCAATACAACCAAAAATTGGCTCAGTTGATGAACGAACGAGTTGGAGATATTCCAGCACCTTCCGGCAAGCTCCTTCGGTATGTAGCTAAGCGAGGCGAAATAGGTGTACATACAGCTCTGGCCGACCAAGGATACAACATGGACCAAGTTGCCAAAGGAATTCATGCTTCTGGGCGAGTTGCTTATAAGAAAGAAGTTGTTCGACAAACGTAGGGAGGAGGGTCATCTAATGGGTCATGAACCGATGCGTCTATATTTGTTTGATGAAGAACTCAAACATTATGGCGTTAAAGGTATGAAATGGGGCGTTAGAAAAGAACGAGAAACTTCCCGACGAAGATCCACTCTTCTTCCTGGTGATACGGTTTTAAGAAAGGGGACAACCTTTCAAAGAATCGCTACGGGATCTAATATGGCCTATACGCAAGGAGTATTTCTTTCGTATACCGCTAAAGATAAAGATCTTTATCGTGGGGTTCTTGGTCGAATGCGTGTATCTTGGTTGATTCAGAACGAACCCGGGAAGGTTCAACTTAAACAACTAACAATGACGGCCAATAAAGATATTCGTATTCCATCAAAAGAAAAACGTATTGAAGAGCTTGAAAAGCTTCTTAAGACAGACAAAGAGGCTGTTATAGCTCTAATTAATGAAGGGGAAACTACTTCACGTCGATCAAAGGGGTATGATGTAAATAAAACAAATGCCGTCGATAATACGATGTATGAGCGTTTTAATCATTCTCTTGGTTTGGGAGTAGAAAAACATCCTGTAATAGCAAAGTATTATAAATCACTTAAAGAACAGGGTTACGACGCTATTCCTGATGAGAACGATATTCGTCTTTCAACATTTAAAGCAAGAGCACCCGTAATTCTATTTGACACAATGGATTCGATTGGCGACATAAAGGTTAAAAATCTTTCCGCCGGCGAAGTCTTTGCTGCTTATAATCGAACAATTGGCGAAAAGACTGTTCGTAGTCTACTTTTACCAAGTGGAATAGGAAACGAACGGCTTTCTCAAGACTCAAAGGGCGTGGCTACAAGATCGGAACGTCAACAGATGCAAGACAAATATTCACTTAATAAAGACTATACAATGACAAATCTTGCACAAAACTGGGGCGTCGATCGATTAACTAGTAGTCAGATTAGAGCAGTTAGTAGACGAATGGACGAAGGGAAAACACATGCAGAAGCAACGGCAGAAGTCATTAATGTCGGAAACAAAGTGCTTGATATCATCCTATCAAGAAAAAATTTATAAGGAGGGGATTTGATTGCCAGAACCATTATCGACAAGATTAAAACATGCGTGGAATGCGTTCAGGAATCGGGACCCAACCCAAGTCCCCTCTGAACGTAGAGACATGGGTTACGGTTCTTATACTCGGCAAGATCGAGTTCGTATGCATGTAACCAATGAGCGGTCCGTCATAATCTCGGTTTATAATCGAATAGCTATAGATGTTTCCGCTGTAAATATTCAGCACGTTCGCCTAGATGAGAATGGGAGATTTGTGGAGACAATTAATTCTGGTTTAAATGAAATTCTCACATCTGAAGCCAATATAGATCAGTCAAATCGAGCGTTTATACAAGACATTGTTATGTCAATGTTTGATGAGGGCGTTGTTGCAGTCGTACCTGTCGATA